CCATCGGCGCCCGCCTCTCCCTTTTCGCCGACAACCCTTGGCAGCGTGTCCTCCGTGCCATCGGAGTATGCCAACTTGAGACGACCCTCTTGGGTAATCTCGGAATCAACCACCGAGCGACCGTCTATGCCGTCCCGGCCGGGCGCTCCTGGAGCACCGTCTATACCATTCCGTCCAGGATCGCCCTTGGTCGCCTCGCCAGGCGGCCCCTGCGGGCCCATGGCGCCGTCGACGCCGTCCCTTCCATCGCGGCCATCGGCGCCCTTTTCGCCGCGGACCAATCCGACGCGGACCAGCTCACCGTCGGAACGGGTCAGGCACAGATATCCGGCCTCATCCTGCACCGCCGATAAAAAACTGAGACCGTCCTTGCCATTGATCCCGTCGCGGCCGTCCTTGCCAGACGGCCCCGCAATCATCTCGCGCGTCTCGAGCGCCAAAAGGCGCGCCTCCATACCGGCCATTCGCTCGCCGATATATTGGCGCACGACTGGCGCGATCGCCTGCATCAACCCCGCAACGGTGGCACGGTCCATGAGGCTGCGGCCCCCCTTTTATGTCATCGCGGGTGGCTGGTGTCCGCGCCGATGGTTGCTAAGCAGCGACGATTTCGCTGTAGAGCGCCTTGGTCAGTTCCAGCACGGCGAAGGCGTCGCGCTCGTCGTCGGCCAGTTCGCGGGCGGGCGCGGGCGTCGCCGGTGTAGTGCTCGCCGCAGGATTTGCGGGCGGTGGGGTCGTGCTGCCGGACGACGGCACGCCACCGGCCGCCGTCGCCGGGCGTTCTGCCAGCACATCGATTGGGAAGTTCTGCTGTTGCAGGAACGGTTTATCGCCACCCTGGATCGGCGGCATATCGAACTTCGCGCGCGCTTCGTTGGGTGAGAATATGCCGCGCTGGACGCCCAGACCGATGAACTCGATCTTGGACTTCTTGTCCATCCGCATCATGCCTTCGTCGACGTCGAACTCGACGCCGTATGTATGTCCCGGCACGTTGACCAGACCGAGGCCTTCGTCCAGCAGCGCCTCGATGTTCTCAAACCGCGATTGCAGGCAATTCGTGTAGTAGCTCTGTTCGAGGCTCTCGACGTTATTATACGTGGGAGCGGTTTGCGTGATCTTATAGGCGGGGACGTGATAGGCGCCGCAGATCGTCTCGCTGCTCCATTTCATCTGTTCGATGAACTGCGAGTCGACCGAGTTCACCGCCATCGCCTCGAATTTCATCCCGTTGCCCAACACGGCAACGCGGCCGATATTCGAGCCGCCATAGTTGGCTTGCCACTTGGCTTTAATCCGCTCGGCGGTGTCCTGCGGTATCTCACCGGGCGCGGTCAGGATACCCGATGGCACCGCCTGATTGCGGAACCCCTCGATGGCGGTCTTCTGGCCCTCAAGGCCCTGCATCGCCGAGAGACCGACAGCGGTCAGCGGCGACATGCCACACAGCGGATGAAAGATTGCGCTGATGCGGTCGTGAATGATTTCACTCGCCGGAACCACAAGGCTGTCTTCGGTCACGCCCGAGAGGCTGTCGGCGTAAAGCTGATAATAAACCGCGCCGTCGGGGGCCAATAATGCCTTGGTCCGCGACGGATCGAGCACATACATACTGACCACAACCTGCCGGTTGTCGCGTTCGAGCAGGACGTAGGTGTTGCCCCACGTCAGCAGGCTGTAGACCCACTGCTCGAAGAACTGGATCCGTGTTTGGTAGCGGTTTGGCTTGCGAATGACCGGCGAAAACGCCGACGAGGTGACCTCTTCCCAGATGCGCGTGGTCGGGTTCTGCTCGACCAGCTTCAGGGCGATTTTCGCCACGTCCTGACCGATCAATGAGACACACGAGTAAACCGCGTGATGGCGGATCGCAGTCTCTTGCGACAACTCTTGGTTCTGCTGCCACGCACCGGTAAATGGCTCACGCACCGTTGGCCAGAACCAGGAATTCCAGCTGTTGGCGGGCACCAGCCCGGTCGGCTGCGCCTTCACGCCCCAGGAGATATCGAAGCCGAGCAGGCGCACTGGGCAATTCTCCGCTTGACAGAGCGCGCAAACCGCGCGACTCGGGCCGCCGCCAATGATTTAATGGACGGTAACTTCAGGCGTGACGCCTTCTGAGCTCATCCAGGCAGGCGAGCGACTGTATGGCCAGGGTTGGCGCCAACCGCTCGCCGACGCCTTGGGTGTCAATATCGCGACGCTACGGCGATGGACCGGCGGCTATGTCTTGATACCGCGCCGGACCGAATTGGCCGTGCAGAACCTACTCGTCGCCAAACGGCTGGGCATAACCACTACTGCTCGGGAGTAATGTCGCGGCGAAGCGAGCGACGACGCCGATGCGCGAGATGCGGATCGTCGGCTGGCGTTTCCTCGGGTGTCTGTTCGGACTCTGCTGACGGTTCTTCCGTCTGCTGCGCCGGCTGCTGAGCCGCCTCTTCTGCCTTCCACGGCGACTGTCCCCAAGTTCCCATGGGTTCCCCTGCTGGCGGTGGTCCTTCGGTTAGCACCACGCGCTCCTCGACCACACGCTGCTGCCGTGGCGCGGTGCCGAGCACCACCGGCTCATGTTTCTTCGCCCATTTCTTGGCCAGGAACGCGACGGCCCATTCGCGATCCGGCTTTGTATCGGGCATTTCCATTTCCTCGCCCTTAAGATAGGTGCGCCCACCGTAGCGGATGCCCTTCGCTGTCGTGACGATCAACCGCATGGGGGATCTCCATAAAAGCCGTGCGAGCGACCCGGCGATCCGGGATCGCCCGCACCGTTCGTCAAGCGTAGCGGGCGCCGTCGATATACGACACCACGCCGGCACGCCGCTTCTTCCAGTTGATTTCCCGCTCGGCACGCAGACCGACGAGGTTCCTCTGCCAGAAGCTGACCAGCACCGTCGACGCCGTCGCCGGGCTATCCGGCGCGCCTTCCATCTGCACCGACGCTTCACGCGACACGTCGACCGTCACGTTGCCATCGTCGGCCAGCAGGATTTCGCCCGGCAGCAAGAACGCGATCATCTGCCCGTCGGCAGGCGAGCCGCCGGTGGACGGGATGTTCTCCGACGTGATCACCGGGAAGCCCTCGAGCGTGCCGCCCTGGGCGTTGATGCCGGGGAACTCCGTCTGGCTGAGTGCATTGCGCATCAACCCGAGGCTGATCGCCTGCTGCACGCCCATCACGAACACACCGGAACTGAACGGCAGGCTGAGCGCCGCCATCGGCTTCAACAGCCGCCCGATGTCGGTGCGCGCCGCGTCCGCATCCGTGCCACTTGGCGTAATCGGCGTCACGCCGTTGGTCACCGACGCGGGCGAAGGACCACCGGAGCCGGTGCCCGCCGCCTTGGTGGGGTCGAGGAACTGTTGGTCGAGGAACTGCGCAATCGTGTTGATCAGGTCCTGCCGCACGATGCCTTCAATTGCCGGATTGGAGAACCGCATCAGCTCTTCGGTGAACACCACGATGCCAGCGACCTTGGAGAAGTCCATCGTCGTGGTGTCGAACGCCAGAGCGGAAAGTGGCTTGGCCGAGCCTTCCCCCACCCAATTCGCCGAGGCGCCGGCGGTCTGCAAGGGAATACGAATATTAAACGGCACCCGACGGAAACCGGGAATTCGTCCAAGAATTGTTGCTGGTCTCAATAAATCGATGAATTCCGAGACCATATACTGATACTGGACCAAAGCGCCCGCCCAGGTCGGCGTGTAGGTGTTGCCTTCCGCAACCGGTGCCTTGATTTCAGTTGTGCCCGTCATCGACGCCCAGTTCAAGACGTTGGCGACTTCCGGCGTATCCTTCCAGATGTCCTGCGTGGCGATCTGCGAGGCCTGCTGCAGGTTGCCCTTGGCGCGCCCGAGCGCGATGCAGAAGCGGGTGAACGACGTGCCCTTGGCCAACGGCGGGGCCTTCACCGACACCGGCGCGAGTGGACGACGCTCGTTCTGCTGCTGCGGCATGACCACCAGGCTGGTGCCCGATCCGTTCACCGGAACCGCCTGCTCGATGTTCATCTTCTCCTGCTTGCGCAGGCGATCGAGGTGCTTATCGAGACCGGCGATCTTCTCCTCGAGTTCGTCGTATTCCCGCTCCTGGTCGTTATCGAGCGTCACGCCATCCTCGGACGCCTTGCTCATCATGTTGGTCATCTGGGCCGCGAGTGCGGCGCGGGTATTCGCGTAGGTTGCAATATCTTCGGAGATAGTCTTTGCCATTTTGCCCTCCGGGTTCCTGGCGTTGTGTGTTGCCGTGACGCCGGCAGGGGTGCTGACACTCCGGCTCTGCGGTTGGCCTTGCGCGGCCTGCAGAGCCTCGTTGTCAATCGAGCGAATGAGTTGGATCGTGGCGTCTTGGTTAGCCGCGACGGTTACAAGTGAGAGCTCGTGCCAGTTCCATTCCTTGAAGCGAATGCCGCCGCTGTCTTTGATTAATTCGGCCTTGCCGCGGATCGGCGTGAAGCCGATCGACACGCCCTTGACCAGCCGCGCCTTGACCGACTGCCACGCCTTGTCGGTCAGACTCTTTAATTCGCCGGGTTCGTCGATACGGGCAATCTTGGCCTGAAATGCGATGCCCTTGTCGGTTGCCGTGACATGGGTGACCTCGCCGACCGGATTGTCGTGCTTGTGTTGCCATAGCAGCGGTATCGGCAAGTTGTATTTCGCGCCGAGGCTTTCGACGATGTCACCCATATGGTCAACCGACGGCGTGGTCGCGATGCCGTGGATGCTGCGCTCACCCTCGTTAATCCCCTTGACCTGCAGCAGCGTCGGCAACCAATTCAATTTGTCGTCCTCGGTGTCCATGCTCATTTCCATGCCATCCATGTGATCCATCCATGACGCCATGCAGGCCGCATGGTCGTAACCTTGTGCCGCGCACCGATCCATGAAGGCGTTGTGGCTCTCTCCATCCGACGGCATGCAATCGATTGCCTTCTTCGGCGGCGGCGCGGCGCCCGGATGCGCGTCACGCCACGCCGACATACAAACGGCGACCCGCTGATCCTGCCGTTTAAAATCCGCCATCATGGTTGAATCGCCCATGCAGCGGCCCATGAAATCGCTCTGCGACTCTGGCTTGTCGCCCTTACGAGGCTTGGGAATTGGCATCGTTGCCTCCATGGCAAGAACACCCATTCCACCGGCTATCATGGAACGGTGCGGTAGCTATGCGACTTGACGGATTTAACCGGCGGGAAATAACCTTGGTGCGCTATGCTTTCCCGCGCCCGGAGCACATTCCCCCGCTACGGCGCGGGTTCTTTTGGGAGCGCACGATGAAGAAATTGCGCGCCGCCATGAATGTGGCGGCCTTGCTATGCACCGCTATCGCGATACTCGTTCAGTGCCTGTGTGTCGGCGCAGCAGCCGGCGATCAATGCAACGAACACGTCGAATGAAGGGGCGCCTCTCTGGACTATTCAGAGCCTGCGCCATCTACGGCGTCGCGGGCCTGCTCGCCGTTCCCCTCATTGTCTATCGGCACCAGATATCGCTGATACCGCCCGAGGCGACGCACCCGGAAATAGCTTGCAATATGGCGGTATCTTGGGTGACCGTCGTCGCCGGCACCTCGTGCGTGTGGGCGGTAGTCATTCTGATGCTCGGGTTGGCGCACTTCACGCGAGAACGTGCGCCAGTCAGGCCGCGTCGGCCGGTTGCTGCACCTCGGTGGCGTGCGTTTCTGTCGCTGGAGTGATGCCAGTGAGCATCAGGCGAATATTACATCGTAACTCGGCGTCCGCATAGGCTCCGGCAGCGTGCTCATAACATCACAGGCATTGAACATCGCCATCGCCGCATCAATCTTGGCATCGCCCGCATGCATCTTCGTTGCGCGGATTGCCGTGGCAGTTGGTTCTATTTTTATGTTTGAAACATTCCAATTCATCATCATATTTTCTGAATGCCACAATGTGCGCTTCGCCAACCTGCGCTCGCTGGTTTTCAGCGCATTCATCAAACGAAAGCCCTGGCTGCACGGCCAGAGCATCTTGTTTTCCTCGGTGACCCCGACTGCCGCCATCGCATCGACGATGTCGCCCACTCCCGCCGGGTCCACTGCCACATGCGCAAGCAATCCGCGCGACTTAATATCGGCGATGATCGCCTGCATCGCCTCCAGGTCGCCCAACTCATCATCGCAAATCGTCAATTCCCCGCGCTTCTCGAAATCCAGCAACCGCGGCGCAATCTGCTGCCGCCGCTGCAGCACCGACGAATGACACCAGGCATGACTCCAACACAACCACGACTTGCTCGCCTTGTCGCGCCCATCACG